TTGAGTGATTGATACAACTTCTTTTGAAAGTATTCTACGTCTGCCATCTCACCTAGATTTTGACCTGAGGGAAGTGTTGTGACTTGTGTGCCGCCACCACCTTCACGCCTCGGAAACCAATAGTCCTCGAGCATAGTCATGAACTTACGGTCGTCTCTAACTTGACCTGTTGTGGCATCATAAATCAAACGATTTTTGTGCTTGGTCATGATATCTTTGACGTATTGCTCAGCCTTCATCTTAGGAAGATTGCCTACGTCAATAGAGAAGATACGACGCTCAGGAGCACGAGAGATACGATAGATAACTGTCGCATCTTCAAGAATACGTAATTGATTGAGAGGCTTGATAGCCTTGTGCATATAGCCAAGGACCATCTTATTGTCTTTGTCAACCATACCAGAAGTGATATGAATAACTGAATCTTTGGCAATGTGCAAGCCTTGATTGTCCATACCAGTGGCAGATGCACCTTTGAATCCACGTTCGTTATACATGTAAAATTCACTGTCTACAATGTTGACATAGACGCCGTCTTTACGTACACGCTTCATAGCACGTACTTTACGAATCTTTCTAGGATCAATATAACGAAGTTCTTTGATACCTTGTCTAGGATCATTCACATCGATCATAACGTGATAGTATAGACGTCCGTCTACATACCAACGGCGAAAGATATCATATCCTGAGTTATTGAAGTCAAATAGATCAGCGACTTTATCCCATTGTGCCTTGATGGCATTCTTGACATTATCAGGATAATCAAGATCATCTAGGTCAATGTCAATGATATGCTGCTTGCCTTCCTTGACAATTGCTTCATCTACAATATCGTTAATTGCAATTTCACATTCTGGTTGAATAGCAAGTTCACGATACTTTGCAACAAGTTCTGCTTCTGTTTTTGCTGAACCTTCTAGATCAAGATAGGTTCCAAATGTACCACCTGCAGAAACGACCAAAGCTCCGTCATCTGTCTCTCTAGGAGCAAATGACGGAATACTTTGAACTTCATCTTCTTGATTTTTTCGTATTTCAAAACCAAACAGTTTCAAGTTATTCTCCTGAACTCATAATGTAAAATAATATATTAGCTATTATGCACCACCAGCATTGCCTGTGATACCGCCAGAAACGAGCCAGTAGTCATAATTGAATACAACCTGGAATTCTTCGATCTGATCTGTAGCATTCCAATCTAGCGCAATTGCTGATACATCTGAAGGATACACTCCGTAGAATGTATACTGACGTAGAACATTGCCTGTCTTACCATACTGTGTCACAATAGCATTGGACTTGTATAGTAGAGGTGATGGACCTGAAAATGAACGAAGATTGCCTTCAAGTGAATTGATAGCATTTGACCAATTCTCGAGAGCATTGCGAATCAAAAAGTCTTCGTCATTGATGACAGTTACGTTCCAAGCATCAAATACACGATCACCAGCAAGCTTGAGTTTGCGACCAAAGTATGGAACATCGATATTCCCTAGACGAGCTTCAGGAATGGATGATGCACGAACCATGAAGGGCAACTTAACATTTGCTGTTGAATTGGCGGGATTGTTAAATTGCACCTGGAAAAGTGACTGCCTAGCGCCACCACCAGTTAATTGTGCTTTAATGTCATTGATATTAAACGCCATTGTGTTCTCCTATTCCTTAGTATTTATTAGCCAAAGTTGCCTACGATTTCGGAGAAGTCAACACCAGTTCGGACTGCCACGAAGTTCAACTGAATGAAGTTGATAGAACGTGCAGGCTTAATATAAATGTCTCCTACAAACTGGTTAGCATCAACAACTTGTGGTGTATTATTTGTGCCGTCACAAACAACACGGAAGTCATAGATACCACGGCGCCCTTGAATATCCTTAAGGTATGGAGTGACAAGTGAAACGAACTGAGCTTGTGTAAATGCATCATTGAACTCGAAGAGTGAGAACTGTGATGCAAGTGAAATGGCCTTCTCAAGAACAATGAATAGTCGACGCACATTGATTCGATCAAAGGCAGAGGACTTTGTTTGTAGAGTCTTGTCACCGTACAAGTATGTACCTTGTCCTGGGAATGTCACAACAGGATTGATTCCTGCAGGATAGAGCACATCTCGATCTGCCTTCTTAGGATTATAAGCAAGCTTGACGACATTCTTAATCTGTCCACGATTGAATCCTGCAGGTGACCACCATGGATCAGCTACGTTATCTGTGTAAACGCAAAGGCCTGCAATGTCTCCATTTAATGGAACATAGCGATAAATGTCATTGTACTTATCGTACTGATACTTGTATCCGCTATCCATTACAGCGTAAGAGGTGCTACGAGACAAGTTTTGTTGAAACGTGGTGATTGCAGACAACTCGTTACCTACGTTGCTAACAACAGCAGAGCGAGGTGGTGAAATGAATGCAACACAATCCTTACGTACATTTACAATGTTGTCAATGATAAATTGAGCAAATTGTGTAGGCTGTACGTCAGGAGCCTTACCGGCAAGTAGTAGTGAGATGTTGATATTTTCTGATGAAACAAACTGACTCAGTGCATTTGCCATAGCACCTGCATGATTGGGTGTCTGTGTCTCATCTGTACCATCTTGTCCACCAATGAAGCTAAGTGTCAATGGTAGCGATGTGCTTGATGGTGTTGCAAGATTGATACATGTATTGGTGTATGTAGCTCCTCCACGATTATTTGTAAACCAGACATATTGTGAATTCTGATTAATAACCGTTTGGAAGAAGTTTGTGGATCCATCAAGATTTTGTGCGTCTGTGCCGCGTGATAGACCCTGCCATACTTCAAGTACTTGACCTGGTGTTCCTGTAAATTGTCCATTCTCGTCATAAACAATGATATGAACTTCGTCAGTCGCAGCAGAATTGCCAAATGCCTGATTGTAGTTTGAAACTCCAGGTGCAGTGGTTACTGAATTGTAGAACTGCCAGAGGCGATTTATGTTACCTGACATGCTAACAGGAACTGATAGTGAGTAGTTACTGTAGAATGAAAGTGTCAGTGAATTGGTTGAGGGGGTTGTTGCACCCTTCGAAGCCAACTGCAGTGTTTGGTAACCGACAGTGGAATTTCCGAGAGTCAAAAAGTCACCAACTGTCAATGCCTGATATGCTGCATTTGCACGAACATACCCAGAATCATCGAAAGTTAAGGTAGCTGTATTTGTACCTAGTGTGAATGATGTAGTTGAAACGTTTGTTACGTTTGAAGAATACTGATTGGCGTTATCAACAAGTGAGATTGCCAAGCTGCTTCCGATAGAACCAGGATACTTTGCGATGAAAAGAACGCCAGTTTGATTGGTGAAAGATCCGTTTGCCAAAGAGGTATTATACACATCTTGGTTTGGAATATTGAAAATGGCATTTGTTGTATAAGCTGCGGTGTTTGCAACTGCAGTCCAACAACCATTTGAGGTCATGTCTGTTGTATTAGCGGCACGGCTTACATACAATTGATTGCCATAGGCAAGAAAGTTTGCTGCTGTAAAGAATGTTTCCGCATTGTAATTGGTCGGCTCGCCAAAGCGACGAACAAGAGTAGTTTCTGCATCGACTAGAACGGCCTGACCGATGGGACCCCAACGGAATACGCCAGCAATGGCGCCTGTTGTAGTTGAAACAGCAGGAACAATTGTGGTTAAATCGACTTCGCTAACATTTACACCTGGGCTGACTTGGAATCCCATTTTTTTCTCCCTTTATTCCGAAATAGGTAGAAGACTATTCTGTTATATTTATAAAAATCAAATCGTCAACCTTTCTGACGTATCTTCGTCAAGATCAGGGTCTCTCCAGGCCTCATCTATAAAGCCAAACGGAGACATGTCTTCTTCTATTGCTTTTTGATTACTGGATAATAGTTCTAGTCGTGCGTCATTGCTACTGAGCTCTTTAAAATAGTCTTGATTGACCAGCCAGGAGAATAGGACACAACACATAACTAGATCATCGTGTTCTCCTTCTTCTGCTTGATATTTGTTGTTATGCTCAATAAAACGATACAATTCATATAGCAGATCGTAGTCATTAATTATCAATTTATCACTTTCGACTAAACTTTTAAAGTTAGCACATCCAATGCGCTTAACTTGTTGCGTAGTTCTGACACCTAGAGATAATCTAGATACACCAAATCCTGAGTTGATTTTTTGTCCGGCGCGCCCTTTAATACGAGTTGTCAGTACATTATCATATTCAAGATCGTAGTGCAGAATATCTGCAATCTGCTGTCCTACATCATTTGTTTCTACAAGAATATATGCCTTGTTGAAATGACTTGATACATTATATATGATGTTCGGATAGAGCAAAGCTGCTATTTCATTGTCTCGATACTTCGCTACAATTCTATATGGAATTTGTGTAATATCAAAAACAATGAATGCTGAGTAGTCGATTCCTGAGCCTCGAGATGTATCAACTACTGTGAGATAGACATGATTTTCTATAGGATTTTCGTAGGCATCTACACCACCAGAAGAGATAATAGGCTGAGTGTAGGTAAGCATAGCAAGTTTTGCTGAGTTAATGAGAGTATTAGAACTACCAAGAAACTCACACTCATACTCCTGCTTGAATTGACGCTCACTAGTATTGTCAATTGTCATCTTCTTCCACTTTTCGTCACGACCCGGAATCTGTGACCAGTGAACATCGACACGAGCATAGTGATTCTTTTGATTTTCGCTATCTGTCCAAATCTTGTAAAACATATTCATGCCATTAGGCGTTGAAGTGATAACGACTTTGGTTGTTTCACCAGAAGAAATGGTAGGATAAACAGAAGCAAAGAACTCTTCTTGAATGTTGTTAGGAACGAAAGCAAACTCGTCAAGATATACAAGGTTGAATGATCCGCCACGAATCGCTGAAGATGATGTAGCAGACGCTAGAATCTTTGATCCGTTCTCTAGCTCGATATTACCCTTATTCCATTCAACTACACCTTGCTGTAACCATCGCGGTAGATGTTCAAACATCAACTGAATACGTGATAGAATTTCTCTTGCCTGACGATCTTTATTAGCGAGAATGGCAACACTATAATTTTGATTAAAAAGAACTTTGTGTAGGAGATACGCTGCAACGGTTGTTGTCTTACCTACCTGTCTAGGCATCTTACAGATAGTAAATCTGTTTGTGTCAAACGTATTGACCATATTCTCTTGAAAAGGCCAAAGATCAAAATTCACCAGACCTCGATCTACGTTGACGATTCGACAATATGTCTTGATAAAATATTTTTGATCCCGTGAGCATTTGCCGTACTCTTTGATGAGTTCTGGTGTCCATTCGATAGGAACAGCCGCACGCTTGAGATTTTTATTTCCCAAATAAAATGAATTACCAGCCATCACTCACCTTTCAATAATTTTTGAAGTTCAGCAGTGCTTCCTACAAAGAGATTATTGTTGATTGTTTTCTTAGTAGCTTCATCGTTGCCTTCTGCTTTTTGAATCTCTTTGACTTGCTTACTGAGATGCAAAAGTTTTTGATTAGCATCAACAAGATTTGTGATCATTGTGCCAACAACTTCGTAGGCTCGAGGGTTCTGTGCTTGTTTCGCAAAAGAAATCATGTCATCAAGGGCTTGTTGCCCACTCTGAATAATCTCGTAAAGATTGCCACGAGCGAACTCAAAGTCATTTTCTGCTTTGCTATTTTTTTCATCCTGAACCACAATCACTTGATTTTTTGGTTCATTAGAAGGTGGCGTATACGGGGTAACACCAAGAATGTTACTGATATTCACATTATTCGCAATCATAAAAGATCCTTAAAAGTTCATTCCTACGTTTGCATAGAAGTCTGTGATATATCCATAGTTTGTATTTGCTGTAATTTCAGATACAGGAATACCTACAAGTGTATTAGAAACATAAACTCCTGATGAGTTTGAAACAACAGAAGATGAAAATGCGTTAACAGGATTTCCATTCATGTCAAGACCAGAAATCGGAGATGTACCTTCAGCCAACGGAGTAATGCCTACTCCTTGCGCCGCTGTATTTGTATCAGGCACATACAAATTGGTATTGGTTTGTAGAATAACACCTGAAGTGGAGATAGGCCCATAGAGATATCCTTTCAAAACAAACTGCAACGTCCAAATAATTGCATAACGATCATTGAAGGATGCTTCATAGGTGTCTTGATATTGAATACTCTTTAGAATAACTGGAATGTCCATGGTGATTCCCATGTCAGGAATCAAATTAATAGACGTTGTCCATTCTGGTTTGAAGAACGGAAGAATTTGTTCTACAATGCGTGTGGCGTCATCTGCATTTCTTGTCAAAATTGAAAGATCAATATTGAAGTTATAGGGTACAGGATTATACTGTGAACTAAGTGAATTTGCAGTGTTACCCACAAGACGATTCTTACCAATCGTATTCAGCTTTCGTGCAGGATCGTACTCAACACTCTTGATCTCAAATGTCATTCTAGGTAGGACTTGATTGATCTCACGAAGGAGATCTGGATTCTGTTGCAGGCGAACCAAATAGCGATCTTTAGGTCCATAAGAAAGTGGCACTAGAATTGTTTTTAGTGTATTCCCATTCGCCTGATCAATTCTATCAATGTAGATATCATTGAATAGTGTGCCGAATAGGCTTACGTATTTTCGTATGGATCCAAAATAAAATTTCCAACCGAACATAATCTATCCTTATTAATAGCGTCCATTTTCTGAGAATGGATCCGTGATACTAAAGTCAATGAATGTGTTTGAAAGAGTTTGAAGTTCTTTATTTTGTGCTGTAGGATCGATTATATCTGGCACAAATGTCTCCATCTCAATACTGTAATTATCTTCAGTGATTAAATTGTATCCATCTTCTGTGAGTAGATAGAAATTATCATCTGCATTAGAAAAGTTTTGCTGAACTGCATCAACATCTTCGATACCGGTATTGAATGTTTCGCTATTGTAATTGAACTTTTCAAGTTGTAGTTCAAAGTATTGCAAAGCTCCGGTTTGGTAGAAGGATGCTTCGTGTTCAACAAACTTAATTTCAAAAAGACCCTTCGAAAGAGGGAAGTATACCAGATCACCTTCTTGTGGACGAATGAGACTATAGACGCTTCCAATATCTTCTGCAAATCGCTCACGACTTACAGATAGTACGAGCTTGTCTGCAACGTTTAATCCAAACTTGCTGAGTAGATCGCCATCACCTCGAAAGCCATCATAAGTATTGATATACATTTCAATAGGAATAGCAACATTGAAAGATGATGATGCTGCTTCTGTATATAGCGGATCAATTGTTCCAGTCTCACGTATGATGTAGTAAACATCAATACCAAATATCTTGATCATCTCCGTTGCAAGATTGTTTAATAAATTTTGCTCTGGAATGTAATCAATGTTGCGAAAGAAAAAATTGGTAGCCATGTGCTATCCAATTTGATCGGCAATAGGCAAGCTGTAGGTGTGGATCATTTCGTGTTCTAGCTCTTCAATTTCTGCCTTTGCTTCATCATAAATTTTCATGGCATTGAACTTCATGCCACCTGGTAGATTGACGTCTTGGTACTTGATAAGATTAGAGCCCCACTGAAACTTAATGAGTGATGTAGCATAGCGTGTAAGCCAACGATCTCCCCAAGCTTCTGTGTAGACATTAGGATCTACAATCTGATATGCCTTGACCACAATGAAGTTACCTGGACTGACTTTACCCCAGTCCATATCAATATGTAACTTGTTTGTCCAACGATTGTAGCGAACAGGTTGCTGCCCGACAAGCAGCTGTTCAAGAAACTGAATGTGCTGCATAGCAAGATAGTATGGCACCATCGTAGTTGCAGTCAAATCATATAGATCATTTAGAGAGATTTGATAACGAATATTGAACAAATTGTTGGTCGATAGAGACTCACCTATAGGAAATATTTCTACTGCACCAATAATATTAGGTGGTAGTGGAATGTATTGATTCTGAATGTCTGTTTCAGACAGTTGATAAGAATACCAAGTCTGCTCTGTACCATCAAAGTGATAGTCCCAGTAGAACTTGAGTGCCTCATCAATACGATCTTCTACTTGGTCATCATCTACGTTAATTTCAATAACGGGGCGACCCAGTCGGCGAAGACAGTATTGCTTAAACTGTTCTCTACTTGCGGGAACTGACATGGAGTGTTATGCTCCTGTATTTGCTACAGATGAAGAATTGGGCCAAGAAAATGTGTTTCCATCATAGTACATTCCAATCGTACCTTGATTCTCAGAAATATTCACACTTGTATATCCCGGCAGAACAGGTTGTGTATCTTGTTCAGTGATATATTGCACAATACCGCTTGAATTAACTAACGCCCATCTGTTCATTATGGCTCACTCCCGAAATCTTCTACGATAATGACACCTGGATATCCTGCACCGCCAGCACCTCCAGTAGTGTTTGCTCCGCCAGGTACAGAAAACCCGCCGCCCCCGCCCCCGCCGCCTCCACCAGCACCGTATCCCAAGCCTTGTTGTCCTGCAAAGCCCGGCTGAGCCGCTTGTGCAGGATAGGTTGGGGCGGGTAAACCTTGCAATCTGAGTGAGTTGCCACCTGCACCGCCTGCTCCGCCGCCTCCCCCCCAGCCATCTCCTCCGCCTCCCCCACCACCCCCGCCAACATTGGGAGTTCCATTTGGATTAGTTGTGGGTGATTGAAGGCTTTGCCCGCCGGTACCACCAGATCCAGATAAACTTGAAATTGATAAAGGAGCAGAGCTTGTTGTTGGGACAATTCCGAAAGATACAGTTGGAGTTGTTATTTGTCCCGAGACTTGATTGACTGCCCCCGCCAATAAAAGTTGTACTGCAACAGGAGAAAGTAGTGTACTTCCGCTTCCTCCAGATGTGGCATTTGTATAGGTTGGATTTGGATTTTGAGCTGGACCTGCTAGAGTTGTACCTCCAGATCCATTGGATCCTGCAATAGATCCCATAGCACCTAGTCCCCAAGACATTCCTATTGCAGCAAGAGATGCAATGTTAGAAGAAGGCCAAGTTGCTTGTGTCAATCCGCCAGATGCAGTGATTCCTCCAAAAGTCGTGCTAGAGCCTGCTTGTCCTAGTACTAGCGGTGCCGGCTGCGGCCCGCCTGCTCCTCCTGATCCTCCGGCACCCACTACATAAGGAACTGGATTCATCAATCGTAGCCATGCAGAATTTACTCCTGCGCCGCCACCACCTATACCTCCTGCAGCTCCGCCGACTGCACCTGATTGAAAAGCAGAAGCTCCGTTTCCACCTGCACCACCAGCACCGCCACCTACAACAGTTACACGAACCCAAGATCCTCCTGCAGGCCCAGGATTGAGCGGAGTATATTGCCCAGTACCTGACGTAAATGTGTTAACTTGTAAAGGCTTTCCACCAGAGAAAAATGAAGAAAGGTTCGTCATGAAATTACCCACCCTTTGGTTGTATCATATACAAGATAGAAAGAAACATTTTTAATATTTATCACTAGATTGTTTGTGGCATTCATAATGCTCGTTCCATTATAAGCCAAAGTTATGTTGTTTGTGCTTGCAGCTTGTCCTACATCAATGAACTGCAGCCAATCTCCTGCGCTAGCAGTTGCTGGCATGGTTATTGTTAATGGACCGCTGGTGCTATCAAGATGGTAGCGTGTAAAGGCAACTGCAGTCGTACCTGCACCTGATACTGTTGTATAAGTTTGACTGAGTGATACGCCATTACTCCAGTATACAGCGGATCCATTAGATGTCAAGACTTGATTAGCAGTTCCGTAAGATCCGTTTGCGCTGATTCCTGATGTAGAACTAATAATCACATTGGCATTGTGTGTTGTATTGCCAGATGTTGTCAATGTAGTGAATGTTGCGCTATTTGCTGTTGTTCCGCCCAGTACGGCAGGGGCGGTCCAAGTATATCCTCCAAAATATGTCGAGTTATTTGAAGTTAGTGTGGCAACGTTGGCAGCAAGTGTTGAATTTAACTGATATGACGCAGCAGCCACGCCACCCAGATAAGAGCTGTTGTTTGAGGACAACAATGCAACATTAGCAGACAATGTTGAGTTTAGCTGATAGGCAGAAGCAGCTGTGCCTCCCAAATAAGATGTGTTATTGGCAGTTAACTGACTTGCTGTTCCTGTCAATCCTGTGCCAGGACCACTAAATTGTCCTGTTGCTGTAACGTTGGTCGCAAAGACGCTGTTAGTGAATACGTTGGCGGTAGCGTTAACGACAGTAGCAGCTACGTTACCTGTTAAAATACCTGTTACGTTTGCAGCAACAGTAGTTGCATACACATTTGTTGCATACAAACTATTTGTGCTTAGATTTGCAGAAGCATTGACTGTGCCTGCGATAATATTTGCAGTAACATTGGTAGCAAAGACGCTATTGGTGTATACATTGGCTGATGCATTGACAACGGAGGCAGATACGTTGCCTGTGTGTACTCCATAGAATCCGCTTGAGTTAGAAACAACAGTTCCAAAGGTCAACGCTGCAGGTGTTAGATTAGCGATGCTTGTGCTATTTGAAAGCTGCAACAATACTGAATTTGCAACAGAATTGACTGTCGAGTTGCCAAAGGTCAACGTACCCGCTAGCGTATAAGATCCTGTTACATTGACATAATTTGAAGAGATACTACCACCAAGATACGCTGAGTTATTTGCAGAAAGAGCAGTACCTGTGTATGTGGTTGAATTGACTGTGCTATAGACTGTTGCATTACCAATGAATAGTGTAGATGTATTCATGGACACATTCGCGCCAACGCTTACATTTGCTGTTGCATTGACTGTTGTTGCTACAACATTAGATGTGGTTGTTGTGGCGTTCACATTGGTAGCAAAGACGCTATTGGTGAATACGTTAGCAGTCGCATTAACTGTAATAGCAACGACGTTTGCTGTAACAATCGTTGCGTTTACATTAGTGGCAAAGACGCTATTAGTGAATACGTTGGCTGTTGCATTGACTGTGATAGCTGCCACGTTACCATTCATAGTGGTCGTAGCAACGTTGGTAGCTACAACATTACCCGTGAGAATGCCTGTAACGTTCGCTGCGACGGTTGTAGCATAGACGTTAGTGGCATATAGGCTGTTGGTCGTTAGGTTAGCAGTCGCGAGCACTGTGTTGCCAGAAACATTACCTGTGTGTGCTCCATAGAACCCAGATGTGTTGGATATTGTGCCGCCAATGATAAGAGCATTCGGTACAAGATTTGCAGTACCGCTGGAATTGGCAATTTGCAACAGTACTGAGTTTGCTGTTGCATTAACGGTTGAATTGCCAAAGCCTAAGGTGCCCGCTAGCGCATAACTGCCGGTTGTATTGACATAACTACCTGCAGGAGCACCACCAAGATATGATGCGGAACCCGTCCAGACAGTTGAGTTGATTGTATTTCCGCCTACACCAATAGATGATGCAACAGTTGCAGTATTGGTATACACTGTGAGCCAATAATATGAAGTATTACCTAGATTATAGGCATTGTTGGCTGAAGGTATGAAGTTGCCTGATTGTGATGTTGTGCCAGAGGATACTGTTTGACCTGTGACATACAAATTACCAGAAACTGTCAATGAAGCGACAATTGTAGAATTTCCTACGTATACATTACCGAGAGTTTGAGTTGCATTTGCGACATTCAAATACGTTACATTTGCTGTAGTTGCATTAACTGATGTTGCATTGACTGTGGTAGCATATACATTAGTTGCGTACACAGTATTGGTGTATACATTAGCTGTTGCATTGACTGTAACAGCAACAACATTTGAAGTGACCAATGCTCCTGTCAGATTAGCATTAATTGTTGTCGCATTGAGTGTTGTTGCATTAACAACACCGGTATTCAAATTTCCTACAGTTGCAAGACCTGTGACACTTAACGTGCCGGCAGACATATTTGAGTAGACAGTTGCATTACCAACTGAAACTGTTGTTAGATTAGCAAGAACATTGGCACCGACTGTTACATTGGCTGTCGCACTCACATAGGTCGTGATAGCGTTACCAAATAGACTGGGTGCAGTTACGTTAGCAGTAGCTGTGATGACATTGCCTGAAACGTTACCATATAGTGTGGTAGTATTAACACTAGAAGAAGCGTTAACCACAGAAGCAGTAACATTGCCGGTATGAATACCAAACGTATTAGCGTTAACATTAGTTGCATAGAGGTTTGTCGTTACGATGTTTGCGGAGGCATTAATAAATGTCGCATACACATTTGTTGTAATGACATTACTTGAAGCATTAACTGTGGTTGCAATGACATTGCCATAGAATGTAGGAGCAATGACATTCGCTGTTGCATTGACATAAGTTGCAAGGACATTTGAAGTAACTGTCGTTGCATAGATGTTTGTAGTGATAACGTTGCTTGACGCATTGAGCGTAGTTGCTACAACATTACCAAAAAGAGTGGGAGTATTGACATTAGCAGATGCATTGACTACAGCTGCTGAAACGTTACCTGTGTGAATACCAAATGTATTGGCATTGACGTTAGTTGCGTAGACGTTAGTGGTTACTACGTTACTTGCAGCATTAAGAGTAGTCGCAAAGACGTTACCGTAAAAACTGGGTGCTGAGACATTCGTGGTAGCATTGACAAATCCAGTAATCGTTTGATTACCAGAAGCCAATGTGGTAGTGATAACAACAGCTCCTTGAATATTGGCTGCTCCAGTAACTGTCAGTGCCGCATCGGGCGTATTGTTATTAATACCTACGCCGCCGCTTACTGCGTTGACGACTAGAATATTATTATTGACAGTTAGACCGTTTTTTACATAAAAAGAAGTGTTTGTCGTTGACATTCCTGGTTCCCTTTCCCCACGGATTGCATCTGATACACTCTATTTATATAAAAACAAATTCAATTAAGCTCCAATGGCAAAATAGTAGACACCAGGAATACCCGTATTATTATAGGCAGTTGTGTTACCAGCTAATAATGTAAATCCAGTTTTTGTGATATTGTTTGCAATTGCACGAGCAAACACTGTTGAGTTAGAAATAGGTGTCACAGTTACAGAATATGCGTTAGTTGTATAAGCATTGCCAAAAGTCACAGTATTTGATCCTATAGAATTAGCAACCACGATACCCCAGTTCATGATCAAGCCGCCGGGAAGACGAGACCACATCCCTG